GAAGGGCATCACGCCCGCCGCCGTCTACGGAGCCATCGACAAGCGGCGCACTGAGGCTGGCGTCCAGCCGTTCACGCCCCATGACCTGCGGCGCACCTACATCGGCGATCTGCTCGACGCCGGCGCAGACATCGTCACCGTGCAGCGGCTGATGGGACATGCCAACGCCAACACGACCAGCCGCTACGACCGGCGAGGGGCAAGAGCGAAGCAGGCCGCCGTGGGCAAGCTGCATATGGCGTGGAAGTGGGAGGGCAAACGATGACCTTCACCGAGATGATGCTATCCAGCACGCCCCCCGGCGCGGTGCTCGTGCCGCTGCTGCTGATCGGGGTGGCTGTGTGGTGGGCGGTGCGTCAATAATAATTCGCTATTGACGGCGCACGAACGACTGTGCTACGATAACAAGTGCGTGGTTGGTGCATCAACTTCTTGACCAACGCTAAGATCTGCACCAAGCACGCTTGATTCGACCAGGATGGCGACACCTGCCATTGTCTAGAAAGTGGCGTTGACTACCGGGAGAGACCGGCAACTTACCAACTGAATCGCAGGCGCAGGGCTGATAGATGGCCTTGTCGCAGGCGCCCAGAATTGCACGACAGATTGCAAGGACGGCGCCGGGAGTTTTGTCGAAAGACATGCTTCCGGCGCCGTCCTTTTTTGTTTCCGGGGATTGACATGGATGCACGACTGACAACCCACACCGCACAGATGATCGCCAACCGCGCCGAGCGCAGGACGCTGGACGGGCGGGCGCATGTGGTGGCGCCGGTTGTGGCGCTGGTGGCGGGCGTGGTCAACGGCGAGTTGGTGACGGTTGACGAGTTGGCGGCGTTTGCGGCGGCGTGGAACGGGCGACCGGTGCCGCTGCGCCACCCGCAGGACGCGGCGGGGCAGTTCGTCAGCGCAAATTCACCGGAGGTCATCGAGGCGTCGGTGATCGGGCAGGTCTTCGAGATGCACGTCGAAGGCGACCGGCTGCTCGGCGAGGTGTGGCTTGATGTCGAGAAGTGCGAGCGGCTGGGCGGCGACGCGCTGCGTGCGCTGCAACGGCTGGAGGCCGGCGGCGTCATCGAGGTCTCGACGGCATATTTCTGCGATTTCGAGCCAACCAACGGGGTGTTCAACGGCAGGCAGTACACGGCGGTGCAGCGCAATCTGCGCCCTGATCACGTGGCGCTGCTGCCGGATGAAGTAGGAGCGTGCTCTATCGCCGACGGGTGCGGCGCGGGGCGCTTCAATCAATCGGGAAAGGATGCAGCCGGCTGCGGCTGCGACAAGCTCAAGGAGGAAACAGTGAGCGAAAGCAAAGACGGAAAGGGCGTGCAGGCCAACGAGGAGATCGACGCAGGCGCGGTCGACGCGGTCGCCAGCACGACACAGGCAGAGGGTGCGCCAGCGGCAAGCGTGCTGCCGGCGGAACTGACCGAACTGGCGGCGGCGCTGCGCGAGTTCGGCGGCGTGAGTGCGCTGATGGATGCCGTACGCGGCATTCGGGCAAACCAGGAAGCGCAGCGGGCGCAGATCGTGGGGCGGCTGGCCGCCAACAGCCGGTGCGCCTTTGAGCGCGCCGACCTGGAAGCGATGACGCTCGACCAGCTTGGCAAGTTGGAAGCCAGTCTGACGCCGGTGGTTGCCAACTACGCAGGCCGCAACGGCGCGGCGCTGGCGGCAAACACCGATGCGGGTCGGTTCGTGCGGTTCGATGAGTTCGCAAAGAAAGCGAGTTAGGAGGGCATCATGGCAAGCAGCACACCACACACCATTTTGCTTCAAGTTAATGGTCTGGAGCGCCCGGTCTTCGAGAAGAACTCCGGCAACGCCAACGTCAAGCCCGGTCACTTGCTGGCGATCAGCAGCGGCGAGGTGATTCCGCACGCGACAGCGAAGGCGCCAGTGGTCAAGATGGTTGCCATCGAGCATGGCTTCCGCAACACGTCGGGGACAACGCTGAACATCGACACCGCCTACGCCGACGGCGACACGGTGCCATTCATCTACCCGCAGGCGGGCGACCTGGTCTACATGGTGCTCGAACAGGGCGAGAACGTCGCGGCCGGCGCGCTGCTCGAAGCGGCGGACGGCGGCGAAGTGCAGGCGTACACCGACGGCTACATCATCGGCGCGGCTGAGGAAGCGGCAAACGCAACCGCCGCGGCCGTGCGCGTCAAGGTTCGGATTGCGTAGGAGGCAACGACAACTATGAGCGATATTCAGATTGTGAGCGCACACACCCACGGGTTGCAGGCGCTGCGCGGCAGCTTCAACCCGCGAGACAACGACGTTGTCTACGACAAGCACGATGGCGTCTTTCGCCGCAACAGCGCGCAGGGCGAGAGGATGGTCGTCAACAGCCTGCTGACCGCCGACGAGTGGGTCGAAATCGAGAACCAGGTGCTGCAGGCGGCCCGCTACCCGCTGAAGGTGGTCGAGGAGTTCCGCCGGCGTGGGCAGGTGCGCCCGCTGGGGAGCGTGGGCAGCCTGGAGGCGCGCTGGTACGTGTCCAGCGACATCACGCCGGCAAGCGTCAACATGACCGGGCGAGGTCGCGCCGAGCGCGATGTGCCCGAAGTGCGACCGGCCAGCGTGCCCGTTCCGGTGATCTTCAAGGACTTCGCCATCGACTGGCGCACGCTGGAAGCTTCGCGGCGCATGGGCGACGGGCTGGACATGACGACGCTGGTCGAAGCGGTGCGCGTGGTGGCGGAAGGCTACGAGGGGATCGTGGTGGGCGGCTCGACGGCGGTGACGCTGAACGGCACGCCAATCTACGGGCTGCGCACGCACCCCAACCGCAACACCGACACCGCAGGGAACTACGGCGGCGGAGACTGGGGCACGCTCAACAACATCGTGCCGACAATCGCCGGGATGATCAACGCTGCAAACGGGCAGTACAACTATGGCCCCTACTGCGTCTACATCAGCCAGACGCAGTACAACCAGGCGGCGACGAGCTTCTACACCGATGGCAGCGGGTCGGCGCTCAACCGCATCAAGACGCTCGACATGGTGGAAAAGGTCGATAGCCTGCCGGCAGCGGTGCTGCCCGATGGCGAGATTCTGCTGCTGCAGATGACGGGCGAGTACATGGACATTGCCGAGGCGATGTCGATTCAGGTGCGTGAGTGGACAACCGGCGACGGCCTGGAAAGCCAGTTCAAGGTCATGGCAATTGGCACGCCGGAGATCAAGGCGCGCTTCGGCAGTCAGACGGGCGTCGTTCACGCAACGGGCGCATAGGCAAGGGGGAACCATGCACGGGCAAACATCTAGTGGGGCGCTTGCGTTCCTGGTTGCATCTGTTCTGCTGCTTGGGTTGTTGGCTGCGCTGTCGTGGGGAGACCCTGCGACAGCGGCGCCGACTGCTCAGGTTGCGCTGCCGCGCACAGTGACGCTCTACCCGCCCACGGCGGTGACGACCGGCACGACCTACAGTTCGGCGCCGCTCACCGTGCAGAGCATTGATAACTCACGCGTAGCCAACTATGAGCAGATCGACGTCTTCGTCGCAACGGACGCCGGGACAACCGGCTCCGCAGTCGTCACCGTGCAGTTCAGCCCCGATCAGGTGATCTGGGCGGACGCAACGCAGGTGGTGCACACGTGGAATACGACCGGCACGTTGACCAGTAACGCATATACGTTGAGCGGTTCGCTATCGGGCGCGTCCAAGACCGGGCTGATTCGTGCGCCGATCTCCGGTGAGTTCGTGCGGGTCAAGGTCGTGGCAACGGGCGCGGTGACGCCGACCGTCAAGGCGACGCTGCGATGAGGCAGTATCGGGTCAAGCCGGGCTGCCGGTTTGGTGCGCAGAACGAGTACAAGCCGGGCGACGTGGTGACGTTGCCCGGTGATGTGCTGACGGCATTTGGCGACAAGCTGGAGGCGGTCGAGGAGACCGAGCTTGCGCCGGTGGCCGAGGGCGCAGCCGACAAACCAGGCGGCGGCGCGGCAAGCGAAGTCAAGACAAAGCGTAGCAGGAAAGCCTAGCGGCAGGTTGTCGGAGAGTATGGACAGAGAAGAAATGATTACTGACGCTGTGGATCGGCTGGATGCCACCGTCAAGCGTCTGGAGAAGTTGCTCGACGGTGACGCAAGCCTGGGGTTGCGCGGCGTGATCAATCGGGTCTCTGTGCTCGAAGAACACGTCAACGCGTTGCAGAACACGCGCGTCAGCGCCCTGCAGTGGCTGATCGGCTACTTCCTGTTTGGCCTGTTCGTGTTCTTTACGTCGCATTCCGGCTGCTCCATCATCGGCATTCCGCTCGAAGTGGGCGTCAGTATCGGGCTGTTTGTCTTCGTGCTGGCTGCCGTGTTCTTCGTCAGCGGGCTGGGCTGGATTCGATGGAAATGACCTGTGTCGAAGCGCCCCGCTCATATCTGGCAACTCGAACCGATAGCAAAGCTGGCGGAGGACATCAACGATGCGCTGCGCCGGTACGAATCCTACTGTCACGAGGCGGCCGCGCGAGCGCCAGAACAGTGGCGGCATTTCTGGCATGAGGAAGCGCGGGCGGCGAACCTGACCCGTGCGCACCTGTTCAACCGCACGACGGAATGGATGATGTACGCGTCGGGCAAGAGGATAGAGACATTAGGGCTGATTGAAGATCGCCCACCTGCGGCGATAGATGCACCGGAAAGAACGCCGGACAGACTGCATAACGACTGAAACATGGCGACACGAACCGACACACCTATCACCAGACCATTGTTCGCCGCCCCATCAGGTATGACGCTACCTGGTGGGACGGCGAACAATGGTTTTTTTCGCTCAGTGTGGGGGGATAGTTAGTTGTGAGCATCACACGAACACAGGCGGAACAGATACTGCAACTCCGCATCGGGAGCTTCCTGGAAGAAGCGGAGATGAGCGTGCAGGATGGGGTGAACCAGTGGCTGACCGACCCGCTGCGGTGGGCGCTTTCGATGTTGGGCATTGAGACGGCCAGCGTCGTCGCGGTGACGGATGCAGACCTATCCGGGGTGCAACGCAGCCAAGTCGACGCGCTGCTGGATTTGGCCGAACTGCGGGCGCTCGAAGCGGTGCAGACGAATCTGGCGAGTGTCACAACCTGGGTGGGGCCGGTCAAGGAAGACCCGTCCAAATTCACGGAGAATCTGGCGGCCATGATTCAGGCGAAGCGGACGCAGATTGCGGCGCGCTACGGCGCGCTGCTGGTGCGCCCGCTCGATCCATCTGCGGGCAAAAGGGTGCAGCTGGTGGCGCTATGAGTTTCCAAAGAATGGCTGATCTGGAAGTGAGCACGAAGCGGGCGACGATGACAGGCGGCAAGCGTGGCGAGGCCGTGCTGCATTTGAGCGCGCTGCGCGCCGTTCCCTTGCAGCCCGCCAGCCCGGAGCTTGTGCTGCGCTTGCAGTTGCAGACTCCCCATCAGGTGCTGGAAATGTACATCGTCGGTCATCACGACATTCAGACGGGCGACCTACTGGTGGTCGAGGGGAGAGAGTACCCGATTCGTGGCGTGGCGGCGTGGCGTGCGCCCGGCAGACAGATCGGCGCATACACGCATGTGGTGGTCGAGGAGGTGCAGCTATGACCAACGGCAGCGCACCCATCAGCCGCAAGACCGTGCGGGAAGCCATCGGCGCAGGGCTGGCCGCCAATCTGCCCTCGGCGCAGGCGGTCTACAACCATGCAAAGGCGGACTTTGGCGGACAGTCGCCGGTCGTGCGCATCTCCAGCGAATCGTCGGAGAGGCCGGGGCTGACCCGGCAGGGCATTCGCTCCGTCTTTCGCTACACGGTCGAAGTGTGGGTGCTTTTGACCGACCGGGAAGACTGGAATGAGCAGGACGCCGAAGACACGCTGGACACGTTGGAGGCGGAGATCATCACGTGGATGACGCAGAACCACAACACCGACACGTGGTCGTCGCTCACCTATGACGGTCAATCGACCGTGGTGGTGGCGACTGACGGCGGCGACACATGGCTGATCGAAAGAATTCCGATTCGAGCGGAGGTGCATGGATGAAACAGAAGCAGGTGCAGCCCGTTCCGCTGCGCTATGTGGGGGAAGGAGCATATCTGCCCTTTGTCCCGGCCAGAGACTTGACGGTCGAGGAAGCGGCGCAGCACTGGGCAATCATCCAGGAAGCGCACGCCAACGGGCAGCGGCTGTACGTTCCGGTTGAGGAAGCCAGTCAGACACAAACGGAGGAAAGAACAGAATGACCTACGCAACATGGCCTTTCAACCTTTGCCAGATGGGGCGAGGGACGGCAATCACGACGGGCGGCGCCATCGGCAGTGATAACGCCATCGCTGCGACCACGGTGTGGCGCGGCGTCTTTGGCGGCTTTGACGACACCAGAGAGCGCCAGACGACCGAGGAGGATGTGGGTACGATGGCGTCGGCGGAACGCACGGCGGACACGAGACTCATGGCGACCGTGCCCATGCCGCAGACCACCTTGACCTACGAACAGATTCTGCATGTGCTGGAAGCGAGCATGGGGCAGGTCAACCCGACCGGAACCGCCCCTGGCCCCTACGTCTACGCGTACAGCGTGCCGCTCTCGACCACACCGCCGACGATTCGCCCGTACACGCTTAGAGTCGGCAACGTGCTGGCGCCATCCGACATCAAGATTGTGCCCGGCAGTTGGGTACAGGAGTGGGAGATGTCGGGCGAGGCGGGCAGCTTCTGGACGGTGCAGGCGACATGGCAGGGGCAGCGCGGCATCAACGGTGCGTTCACCAGTGCGATTGCGCTGCCCGCCGTGCAGGATGTGATTTTCAGCAACACGAGCCTGTACATTGACGCAAGCGGCGCAACCATCGGCACGACGCAGATTCAGGGCGTGCTGATTGCGGCGTCGATCAAGTACACGAGCGCCATCGAGTGGGTTCCACCCGGCGACGGCACGCTCTACTCGACGCGCATCAAGATCGGGCGGCCTAGCATCACCTATTCCCTGACGCTGGAACTGCAAGAGGTCGGCGGCGTCAGCCGCGTGGCGCAGCAGCGGGCAGCGTTCGAGAACAACACGCTGCAACTGATTCGCTTGCGCTGCCCAGGCACGAGCGGGCGCTATATCAACTGGGACATTGCCGCCCGCCATGACAGCGTGGGGGCGTATGAGAAAAACGGCGACACCAACACGACGGTGACGATTGAGGGACATGCTGACTACAGCGCGACCGGCGCGCTCATGTTTGGCGTGAGCGTCGCCAACGGGCTGGCGAGCGTGGCGTAAGTCGGGCATAGGAGTCAACTCCTATGCTTCCATGAAACAAGTTTGAGGCAAGAGAGGAACGAGAGACATGGCACTGATGACCAGAGAGCAGATTCTCGGCGCGGTAGACATTGCGTTTGAGGACATTGATTTGAGCGACATTCCCGGTTGGGGGACGGTGCGCATCAAAGACCTGAGCGCGGCGGAGCGTGACCGGCTGGAGGCGAGCATGGTCAGGCAACGCAGCCAGCCCAAGCGAGGCGGAGGCGTCACCATGCAACAGGAGACCAACCTGGAGAATAT